TTCCGCAAATGCCACAAACGAAGTGCTAAAGTCCGCGCCAACATTCGTTCCCGTGCCATCTGAGGCAGTGAAGAAATTGGCCGTGCCGCTGGCTACACCTAATGCTGGTGCAAGTTGACAAGTGCCGGGATCAAGATAGTTGCCAAAGAAACTTCCACTAGACTGTGCAGGTATGTCTAGCGCACCCTGCGGTTGCAACGTCCAAACCGTTGTCTCGGCCTTCTGCACCTTTGGCACATACGGCACTTCTGCTACTGTTGCAATGTCATCATCACTTCGACGGTAGGAAATACCCGCCATTGTGTTGTCGAACGATGCGCTTACTGTTGACGTAACGCTTCGATAGTTCCTATCGTGGAACACGAATGCGCCTGCACCATTGATGTATATGAACCCATACTCGGTGCGTTCAATGTCAACCAATACCTCATCCAACTTGCGCCGCTCGAAGTAGGCATACCGATAGTTATCTGCGCCATCGGCAATGTTTCGGCAGGTAGTGAAGTAGCCAGCGTTATCAAGCAGGCTACCGGCAAGGCTTCCGCTTTGCACATTCTGATATAGCGTACTCCGTGTCTCAACCCTTTGTAACTCATTCCAGTCATCCGTACACACTAGCACGGCATTGCGACCGCCACCAGTGTCAGGCTCAGAGTTGATCTCTTTCAACTTACCAACAAAGCGATAGAACGTACTCGCGGGACTACCGAACTTCCAACCGATGTTGATCCTTCTATTTGGCAGTAGGCTTCCACTTAGGCATCCGCTTGTGTTCAATGGTGAGAACAATGCACTCGGACTGTCAACTGTGATTGTTGCCGTACCGACACCCACACGCTCCAATTCACTCGTGCGACCACGCGTGATGCTATAGTCTTGCACAAGGTAAACAATGTTTTCAAGTCCCGCACCGATGCCATTGCCAAGCAAGCCGCCAACAATGAAATCATCGTCGTTCGTTGGCGTAGCAACGATCCTCCAACCAAGACTAGCATAGTCTCCCTTGCTCGGCCAGTCAGTCTCAACAATTAGAGATGCAGATGCCATACACTTTGCCTACTGTATCTGTATCCCGTGTGCTTTCAAACTGCGTGCGATGATAGGCGCAAGTTCATTGCCTAAGCGAATAGCATCAGCGCGCGATCCGAGGAATGCACCCGCACTGATAGTTATATTTGTGCCGCCACCGAGCATATTATTAGGAATAATTGTGCCAGCAGTTTTTGGCATAAAGAGTTCTGGGCCAGCCTCGCCAACAGGGAATGCCCCACCGGGCCATACCGGGCCACCATGCTGACGACCCTGATGACGTGTCCAATCTGGAGGGGGTGGTATGCTAGGAAGGGTAGATATTAGGCCCATTTGATACATTATTGTGGCTAGACCAAATGCTGTGTTTCCTGCCTCTTGTAACCGATCTCGATACACAAGCATAGCATCTGATGCACCCATGGTCTTAAGACGTGCAACCTCAAGCATTTCATGAATCTGTGATCCCTCAGTCGTTACCGAAAGCAAAGCATCAAGCCAGGCAACCTTGAATCCTTTTTCAATTGCCTCCGTAATCTTCTTTATATCCTCTTCGGCTTGTTCACGTCGTTTTTGAGATTCTTCATTAGCTTTCTCTGTTGCTGCTCCCTCAGCAGCAATAATAACAGCAATCTGTGCTTGTTTGGCTGTCTCCAAATCCTCTATTTCTCGTGCATGTTTTATATTAGCCTCATCCAACTCACGGACATACTTATCTCGTATCATAGAAAGTTCTGCTGTGTGTTTGGCTTCTAGTGCATCCAAATCACGTTGTATCTCTTCCTCAATACGCCGTCGACGCTCAGTGGAATAATCATCCTCTACCTCGGCCATTCTTCTTTGTAGATCGGCTCTTTGATCGATATGTCGTCTCTCAAGAGAAAGCAATTGATCAAGACGCTGATCCTCTATATCTTGCAAACGCGCGGCTAATCTCTCGGCATCATCACCATAATCACGCCGTGCTCTCTCAATATCAGTTAATGCATCCTCATTGACTCTAGCAAGGTCACGGGCATAATCAGAATCGGATTCGGCCAAATCTTGGTTGACGTCTTCAATTGAGTCTGCACGACGCTCATCGAAATCTCTAAGAGAATCAGTTAGTCGTTGCATAAGGGCCATGCGTGCTTGTGCATAACTTTCATTCTCGGACAGGAGATTATCCATGAGCGATCTTTCCAGATCAATCATGCGATCATTGAAAGATTCCCTTGCATCAACAATGCGATCATCATATTTCCTGTAAGTATCAAGTCTATTCTTATCTGCCTTTTCACGAATATCTTGTAATTTATCATTGAGATCGAGTTCAAGGTCTGCTATCTTCTCCCCGAATTTCTCATTCTCATCTAGTAGACGGTTGACTTTATCCAACTCAGTTTCAACAATTTTATCAGCAGCCGCACGCCATTTATCGGAGTAGTTTTCTATACCTTCAATGGCTAAGGCGAAAACATCCGATTCTTTAGCAACGGCCTCTGTAACAGTATCAATGGAATCAGCAACCTCCCTATGTTCTTCTGGCATGGGGCCAAGCAGGTCAGAGATAGCCTTGAGTATAATAAAGGCTGGGTTGAGTTGCATATTGAGTTTGTATGCCTTCTCAATAATTGGGGCAATTGCCTCTCCCCATGCGATCCAAGTAGGAGCATGATCGTTAACAATGCTCAGCAATCTTGTCATTTCGATAAGAGTGGGCGAAAGTGCCTCGTTGAGAAATTCTCCAAAGGCTTGTTTAGACTCTTGTAATTCTGTTTTGAGTATGCCATATTTATCAGTAAGTGAGTCCGTACTCTCTCCGGCCTGCTTTTTGATTATCTCCCCGACTCGCAATGTTTTCTCCAAATATGCAAGTTGTTGTTCCTCAGCGGTGAGTTCTCCAACGCTTTTCCCAATTGCTGTAGCATATTCTATATAGGCATCTTCAGCCTTGAAAATAATACCGATGTTATCCAACCAGCGTTTCTCACCGCGTTTGATACCCGTTGTCAATGACTCATAGGCATAGTCTACATCGCGTATGGCGGGGTTGACTATCTTTGCCGCACGAGCAATTTCCATCAATTGAGGTAAATTATTTGCTAGTTGTTTACCAAGTTCTCCACTCGTACCCATTAGGACAATGGCCGACTTCGATTGCAACTCATAGTCGGTTGCCAGTCCGCCAGCCGCCTCACGCAGACGATCCATCACATCTGGCGCAGCATCAAGTGTTTTCAATAAACGAGCGAATGAAATATCAGACTGTTGCACCTGTGCGCCAAGTTCGGCCAGTTTGAACAGTCCCTCAATTCCCTGAATAACAGCGCGAATACTTGTCTGCAACAAATAAAATTTTGCGGCGATGTCCACAATGTTCATGCCGAAGAGTTTGAAGCCTTGACCAGCAGTGGTTGTGCTACTCTCTAACTCCTTGTACTTCTGTGCGTTCTGTCCAGCGGCATTAGCAAGATCAAGGTGTGCCTTTGTTTGTGTGGCTGTGACTCCAGTAATGCTAACACCAGCCTCGGCCATCTTGCGCTGTGTTTGCATAAATTCCGTATTCGCCAAGGACATTTTCTTATATACACTCATAGAATTGCCATACTGTGCATTTATGCGTGCGAATATCTCCTCAAATTGCTGAGAGGCTTGATCTTTTGTTTGGACGATGATCCTTGCAAGTGCATCAGCCATCTTGTTTCTCCGCTTTCATAATGACACCCCAAATCTCCAGGTCTCTCTCATCAATATGCGACTTGCCACTACTCGATAGCCACTGCTTAATTCTGCTAACACAATCGCGTATATTCGCCAGTGCTACTGCCGTATATACGCGATCTTGATCCTCGTTATCCAGTTCGGTAAACGTCCAGCCGAAGCGTTCGCAGATGTCGGCCTCGGTTGTTTCGGCTGGCAACCCACCCTCACCTCTTGCGTAGAGAGCAAGTTGCCGCATTAGTTTGGGGAGACAGGCTGGTACATCCTCTCCTGTCGAAACTCGTAGAACGCGCGAATGATCGCTACGACGATCTGCTCATCCACTTCGTCTAGCAATTCTTTATTGGAGAGTGTTTCAGCCTCAAGCAGTGTGCCGTCCACCCTTGGCAATTTACACGCGCTAATGTACGGGAGGATAGTATCAAGTATCTCGTTCTCGCGTGTCGCTTCTTTCAACTGACGCGATAGACGAAAAGGATAGCCACTAGGCTTGAAAACAACCCAAATGTTTTCATCCCCGTTGAGGACTTTCTTGTTGTCAGCCATGCGCTGACCTCCTTATTGAGACGTAAATTGTGCGTTTAGACAGCACCGGTTGTCGTGAGCGATCCCGCACCAGACTGCACTGTGAATGACATCGCTATTGGCCCGCCAACAGGCCCGGTGACATTCCAGTTCGAGAGCAGTCCGCAACCCGTGTACATTGGACTACCCGCCACACTTGCTGGCGCAAGCCTAAACAATGTATTGGTTGAGGCCGCTATTTCGGTTGCTAGAACGTCAACCGCAACGCTACCGCTGTTCCAGATACCGGCAAAGTCCAGCGTGTAGTCACGTAGACCGGCGATACGCTGAACAGTATCCTTCCCAAATGTGGTTGTTTCTGGGTTGTTGCGTGACCAAGTGAGGTTTGCGCTGTTCATATCACCCGAAACATTCAGCGAAGCCGCACCTGATGGGAAGAGTTGTAGAACCAAATTGCGTCCGTGAACTTGAGTCATTTGTTGTGCCTCCTTAAAGCAAAATGCGCCAAACTGTGTCGGCGCATACGTTTCCGCTACTTGTCCCGCCAGATGTGCGGGATGCTCGTACTATTATACCATGCTTAGACTGAATGCTTGAACTGAATGCTTGGTTACTGATCGCCTATGAATATCATGTTGATCCAGGCCTTGTCCACTGGCGCGCCAGCGCCGACAGTGCGTGTCTCAAAACGGTAAGCGGTGGTTGTTGGCAGCGCAACTGAGGCAACAACAATAGCCCCGCCTTCGGGAGAGGCGCATGTGCCAACGGCTACGTAGTTCGCATTGGCAAAGGGAGTAATGAAGTTGATCGTATATTGACCAGTGCCATTATCGGTAATGCTGTCTACGTTGAAACTGGCGCGTGCAGTTGGTGTACCCAATTGTCCATCGAAGTTGATCCACGCTTTGATACGATAGTCATTACCAACACCGTGTGTGATCACACTGCCACTTTGGGAAATGGTCAACCCGCAAGCCGTAGGCGCTTGAAAGCAAGCAGTTTGTGTCAGCGATGTGGAAAGGCTTGCGGCAATAGATAAGCCAGTGAATTTGATAATGCTACCCGTTTGTGCCAGTGCGATCCCATCGCCTGCTTGAAAACATGCTGACTTGGTGAGCGAGGCCGCACCACTGGCCGCAATGGACAAACCAGTGAACTTTATCACACTACCTGTCTGACTTAATTCTACTCCATCGCCCGCCTGAATGGAGGCGGTAGAACTTAGATCTGCCTGTTCGCTGGCGGCAATGGCAAACGATGTAACGGTACTGGTAACAGTAATAGTGCTACCGCTTTGAGCAAGGCTAATTCCCGTGCCAGCCGCAAGAGAGGCGGTAGCCTGTAACGGCGTCTGACCAGCAATCATAATATCAATTGACGAGTCAATTAGATCAATGAACTGAGCCTGTGTTGGTCGGTCGCCGGTTTCAAAGTAACTCTTGAGTGTTGTGCGATCTGCTTTAGCCATACCCTCACCCTATTGCCTATTGTGGTATCAAGTCCTGACAGGTAACAACAAAGCCTATCACGCCGTAGTCAAACCCACCAATTTCATATCCTCGGTTCACATCGTAACTCATGCTACTGAGATAGGCGAAGTCTACACTGTTGCCAAGAGATACGTCTTTGTTGATCGTCGTTTGTATATCGTCAATGCCTCCCCACACCTTGGAGAGAAACGCAGGCGAGTCACCAGTAAAGCGAATGTACAACTCACCCGTGATATGCCACGTCGTCATGTGCGAGACGGTGATACCTGTGCCAGAATGAGTCAATGGTTCATTGACATGTTCACCGGTTGGCGTGAAGATGATAGCGCAACCAGAGGTGCGCTCGATTATTCCGTAGTCACACGCGCTTATCTCGCTTGAGAGATACGGCCCACAACTTGTAATGTGTGTGTAGAAACCGGCACGTGTGCTGGCGAGACTCATTCTGTTATCCCTACACCCAATGTTTTGTCACCCGCTACTGCCTGTGCCGCGATATTCACACCAAGTTTCTGTGCGGCATCTTCCAGTGCGGCTTGAAAGTCGGGACGGTTCATTGTTTCCATAAGGAATGGATGAGGCGATACGCCTGCTAACCATATCTTCACATAGGTCTTTCGAGGATCGCGTCCTCGATCCTCAGCCCATTGTTTGATCGGTAGCCAAGGCGGTTTCTTGGTATTTGGATACGGCCCTGTGCCAAGTTGATGAACCATGCCAGCATCTTTGTCCTTCCACTTGCGAGTTGGCCCGATAGTCAATGTCTTTGTGCCTGCATCGTAATTGTCCTGCACACTCCCTGCCAGTTTCCCACTCCAACTCCGCTTGCCAAGTTGATCAGCCATGATGTCTTTGACCTTCTTGCCAAGTATGGGAAAGACACGATCTATCTCCTTTGGCATCCACTGTGGCGCACGACCGAGATTGGCAATAACAGCCTTGATCTCGGAGATGTCAATTGTGATCCTTACCATTACTGGCATACCTCTCGCACAAACTCTGCAACACGTTCCGCACCGTTGCCAACATCATGACTGGCATTCATCTGTCGCACGAATATATCCCAAGTTTTACCCTTGTCCAGCATTTGGGATATACGCACAGCATGAGTGAGTGACATCATGCTCATCACTGGGCCGGGACGCGGAAACTCAAACCCCTCCGTTGGCAGATAACAACTTGGCAAGCCAAGTATCGCGGCCTGAACACAAATGTTGCTTGGCCCATGTGCCACAAGAGCGTTTGCCGCCCTCAGCACATACTCATTGAACTGGCGCGTGACAAACCCCGTCACGCCATTGTTTTTCATGGCCTCCAAGTAAACCTGCTCTTGGTTCTGCATTTCGCTAGGGTGCATCTTTATGCACAGTGTTGCACCTAGTTCTTTGGTTGTTTCAATAACCTCGCGCAATGAGTTCTCATACTCTGCGTCAAAGTCGCCTCTAGCGGAGGTGAGTTGTCCCCACGAGGTTGCGTACACCAGCAAGAATGTGCCATCGTCTATGCCTAGCACTCGCCTAGACTCGGTGCGAGATGGAGGGTTGAGTCCATACCATGAATCTAGTTGTGGCTGACCGCACACCCGCACTCGCTCAGATGGGTATCCCCACTTGACATAGAACTCATACATGTATTCACCTGCTGCCGCAATGCAGTCCGATATGCTCTCAGTGTGTATATCCCACTCCTCACCGATGTAAAAGCAATTGGCATGTGGCACATGCACTGTTGGAATACCTTTTACCTTGCACCAGAGCACAACCGCTCGCGCATCAGGTGTCACATCCTCATGCACCACACAACCAGATATATGCCTATCGTTCTTCAGCGCATCAAGCATGTTGAGAATCAATGCCTCTTGTCGCACGTGCTCGCCAACCATCGCGGGAAACCAGTCGGCCACTTTGTCTGGCGCAAAATTGTCGGGTACGCTCTCGCCAAAGGCTTCGTGTATAACTGACACTAATGAAGCCGACTGTTGGTGTACCTTTGTCGCAATGCGATAGGCGATGTTCGTTGCTTCCTCTTGTATCTCAGCGTTGAGATACTTCTGTATGCCAAACGCACCTTGTATACCCATCTCGGTCATCAGCGCCGATGACTGAGGGTGTACCATACAAATATCGTAGGTATCACTTAGCGGTTGCCACAACGGTTGTAGGGTGTGACCACCGAGCATAAGCAGGGTGGGACGTTGGCTATTGTTCTCGCTCATTCTTCTGTTTCACCACTGTTCGGTTGACAACCTGTAGCACATCGTATTCCATGCACTTGCCGAAGTCTACCCCGCTGTACTCAAGTTTCATCCCACGATACCAGTTACGCGCAATGTACGAGGCGGGATCAGTTATGCTGTCGCCACTACCGGCTTGTGCCAGAACACCCCCGGCAGTGTTCCGCGTCTCGTCTGCTTGAGGTTGCCGATCCTCTCGTAGGTCTCGACGTACTCGTTCACCCTCGCCTCCATGCACATTTTGCGTAATGCCCACTTCTTCTTTTCCATCGCCAGTATCTTGCGTGCGGGTAGGTTCTGTATCGCCGAGTCTAGTGCTTTCGTCCAATTCTCAGTCCTCACTTTCGGATCATCCATTGCGTTCTCGACCATTGTACCATGTCGCGCAATGCCTTCATACGTTGTGCTACGAGTCGCCAGCCAGGGAACGCCAGCGGCCATATACTCTATTCCCTTGAGCCACGAGCGTCGTTCATCGTAGGAGTATGTGCCACCCTCCCACATCGTCTCGCCTTCTTTTCCCGTGTTGCTAGGAACAACGCGCATATCCAAAGGAGCAAGGCCAATGTCAAACGTACTCACAACGAATGGCCAATGCTCAGGCTTGACGCCTATCTGTCGAATAACTCTGTCTCCCCATCGGTTGAGTAGATAGTCCAACCGTTGCTCATACCCGCAGAACTTCAGGCGCAAGTTGGGATACTTCTCGAACATCACGTCCAATGCCTCAATAGCCCCACTGTACACCCAACTATCCACATGGCTAATTGAACCACCCCAACCGAGTACGATCCACTCCTCACTTCCCTCACGAAACTGCCCGTTGAATAACATCTGCTGTGCGTTTTGAGGATCGGCAGAGTACGAGAACGCAATGTCAGGCGAGCCTAACGGCTTCGGCACACACTTCTCATACCACATGCGCCGAGGCCAGTTCGGTAGCCAGAAGCCGGGAGCAATATGCTCTACATCTTTGATCATCACCTTGCTCGGTGATGTGAAAGCGTCCACATGCCTCAGTCCCTCCATCAGTGCGTCAGGAGGATACATTGGCATATTGCCCTTGTTAGCAATCCAATAAGCCCACGCCGGGTTGCTGGGCGGCAGGCAATAATAATGATCGTCGGCGTCCAAGGTTACAATTTTACCAAGCGTGCGCCAATAGTCCATCGCGGCCCATACATCGGGGCTAAGCGCGTTACGCTGGAATACCAGCACATCTGCCTTCCCAAGTATCTGATGAACCTTGGGGTGGTTGAAGTCTAGCGCGGTTGGAAGATAAACCAACTGTGCCGTGTGAGGCGTGCGACCAGCCTCGTGCTCGGCGTTCAGACTGTCAGAGGGTATTTTTGCTCGCCATTCAGTCAAGAGCAGTTCCATTCTGCGTCGCTATCAGCATATAAATATGTGATGTGTGTGCCACGAGTAGGAACTGCCATTAGAAATCACCCCCCTTCATATTGACAGTCCAATGAAACTGTCTTATAATGAGTGGAGAAGGGACTCCTCCATGAAACGCAGATGGGAAAGTGAACAAGTCTTCCTCGCTCTCTATCATAATAGCTTGTTTGAGATAGACTTTGATACTGGAAAAATCTTCTCATATCTCTCTGGTAAACATAGAGAAATGCGTTCTAAACAAGGTAACGGATACTGCAATCTTTCCGCCAGAAATCATTCTATTCTAGCACACAGATTTATCTGGCTGGCTTCTGGTCAAGAAATTCCAAATGACTATGAGATAAATCACAAGAACGGTATCAAGTCTGATAACCGTTTATCTAACCTTGAGTGTGTTACCCGTTCAAGAAACACGCTTCACGCACGTCACGAACTAGGGAAAGTATTTGGTATATTCGATAGGGACAATACTGGTGAAAACAATGGTCGTTCTATTATGACTTGGGAAAAAGTAAGAGAGATGCGACAACTGTTTTCCACTGGAAAATATACCAAGCAAGAATTAGCAGACAAATTCGGTATCAAGAAATCTCAAGCAAGCAACATCCTACTAGGATACCAATGGATAGAATAGTATAGCCTAACTCCCGCTTGTACTCGGCGTCAACGCCTCGGTATTCCTAAAAATTCCTCGCCTGAATCTTCCTTGTACAATGTCCGAGTCACCCTCATTCGCTTCCTTATCCGCAATTGACACACCTCCTGCGTATGTGGCTGGTGGCGCACTCGTTCTCGACACGCCAACCGTTGTCAGGTCTATACTTACAAGTTGGTTGAGCAAGTCGAAGAAGTCCTTGCGAAACGCGGTATCACGGGTGTTTTCATCGCGCGCCACACGCGCAGAGAGGCGCGAGCGTTCGGCAAACCACGCGCCATAGGTTGCCTCAGCCTGTTGCGCAATACCATAGACGGCATTACCAGCGGGTATCGCACCGTAGCCGTGTGCCGCGAGTTTACCATTGATAACAGCACAACCTGAGGACAGCCACGAGTTGACAGCCGCAAGAGTAGGGGAGGTCGAGGTAGTGAAGTCGGACGCTGTACCGAGGAGGTGAGGCGTTAAAATGGCAACGTCAGACGCGGAAGAATATGACATCGTGGAGTGTCTCCAATTATATCACAAACGAGTTAGCCACCACAGCCCGTTCCGCCAGCAATGGGTACTACCATTCTGAGTATATTTGACCGATGGGCGTCAAACTCCCATCACACTTTACCAGATCGACTCTACTACCAATCTCCCATCCCTGCCCGGAATGTGGCTGGCGGTTGGTATAAGCCGCCACACGGAGATGCAGCACAGTCCGGGCAGCGACAGATTGCGACACCGGCCGCGCAGCAAGACAGATGAGAACAGTTGTCATTATTGAATCATCTCCCTCACCCGTCTATCGGCTCCTCCACCAACCAATCAAGCAACAGCAGGTCGCTACCGCTAATCGACATGCCTTCAATCTCCGCAAATAGGAGTGGCTTCACGTCCAGTTCAATTTCCGCATCGAGAACCGGCCTCATTTCCGCGTTGAGCGCCGCGGCCTTCTCCGGCGTCTCGAAATCATAATGTGTCCCGTCCACCGAGAGAATTCCGTACTTCGCCAGCAGCGGCTTGCGAACCGCGTCGTAATCAGCGAGTTCGATCTGCGACAGGCGCAGCACCTTCTTGATGTGCAAGGCGACTATGGCTTTTGGCTCCCGAGCCCCCAAGCGTGAAAGAGCAGCAGAGGCATCGACCAGTTGAGACAGCCTAATTTTGATCATTACTGTATCAGGCTCTTCGCACCGCGATCTTTCAACCACTGTGGCAGTGCTTTCTTCTGATACATTGACGGAATCTTCACCTCATTGCGCTCCCGAACCAGTTCCGTCTTCCTCGCGGGATCCATTTCAGCGGAAATCCGCTCATCCAGGCTAACCACGAGAGCCCCGGCCGTCGCAATCGCCGTCTCACGCTCTATTCGCCGAGCCTCTTGCTCCGTATCCCAATCCGATCTCGTCTCGGGCGGTAGGTCGAGGAGGTAAATGAATTGCTTGCCGCTCAACTTCTCTATCTCACGGATTGCGCCCATCATATCCACGTCAATCTGCTGGCCCAGATAGCAGTTCGTCGAACGATAAGCCCAGGGATATTCACGGCCCTCAAGAGGCAACGTATTCAGAAAGTCGGTCGGGTGCGGTGTCAATTGCGGCGTGTTGCCGGCCTCGTCAAGCGCGAACAATTCCGCGCTGGCCGCCACATCCGCGCTGTAGAGCGACACTTGATTGGCAACTCCGCCAACCGGCGTGGTGCCATTGGCGAGTGACAATACAGCCGTGCCAACAGTCGTACCACCACCCGGCAACGTTGTCCCGATGCCGACGTTGCCGCTACCTAAAATAGTCAACGCATTTATGGGAGTTCCCACTGTTCGTGTTCTGAAATTGAAACTTCTAATGGTTGCACTATCAAGACGGCTGTCAAAATATCCGTGCGCCCCAGTGGTATCAAGCCACATGTCAAGACCCGTCGCTCCTGTACCCGCATCTCTCAAGAACAAACCAGGGTCAGTAGAGTCAGAACCGCCTATTTCCAATACTTTACCAGCGTTGTAAGCAGGTGAAGCTGTACCAGGAGCGACGCTTCCCGGCAACGTCGTCCCGATGCCGACGTTGCCGCCGTTGGGTTGCAGGATGATGTAACTCGTCGTGCGCGTGGCGTGGCTCGTCCCCTGCAACGTCAAGTCGTCGTTGGCCGCCGCGCCGCCGTTGATCCTCGCGTTCGATCCGAGCGTGAGAACGGTCGAAGCCGCGCCGAGAGCGATAGCGGTTGCCGCTCCGCCGATGTTCAGGGTGGTAACGGTCGCGTTGAGCAAGTTGAAGGTCGTCGCGGTCGAAGTAATATCACCACCATTGACACCTAAATCACCAGTCAGCGTCAAACTGCCGGTAACGGTCTCTCCCGCGAGCAAGTTGGCTACCGTAACCTTCTTGGAAACTGGTGTACCCCCAGGATCGGTTACGATGTATAAGATGTCTGTAGAGGCGGGATCGGCAACTTCGGTGAGTGCTGTAAGTTTTGTGCCCATGATTGATCTACTCCGTAGTCAATTGTGTATTGACTGTTTTCTCTATCTCAAGCTCGTCATCCAGCAATACTAACTCCAGTGTGTCCAGGTTCAAATTGCCAAAGTACGGCCCGCGCCCTGGTATACCATCTGCGTTCAGGCGAGGATGATCGGGCAACCACGCCTGCAAGATATTGCCATCTTTATTTGGTGTATTAGCAATTTTGATCATATTATCTTAGATAGGACGCAATGCCCAGAAAGAACGAAGGATAGAGGCCGCGCATGTCGCACCTGAGAACAGTTGGATGTCCACATAGCGACCGATAACCTCTACGCTGAATGCAGAACCGCTACACGCTGATAGCGCAAAGTTGGACTCGTAATCCCAATTGGGGGTAGAGGTTGAGGATTGCCGCACTCTGATACCACACACACCAGACATGGAGGCATCCGAATAGACAACTCCGGTCAGGCGAGAGTATCCAATGGAGGCAAAAGAACCGCTATGAACAGAACTAGCGGCAGGAAGACTAGCCGCTGCCGCAGTCGCGTAATCAATGTCCCAAACGGTTTTGGGGGCTTGAGCGTAGGTACGCATAACTATTACTCCAATCTCTACGGGGAGAACGAGAGAGGGACTCTCGCGGTTATGCCCGTATGTAGGTGAGGGTGACTAACCTGTAGGTTAATCACCCTCAATTGTTCAAGTGGTTACTCAGTAGACTGCGCACCAAGCGCACAGGCTACATAGCGCAGGCGCATACCGAGCACGAACACACAGGCGGTCGAGAGTTTACCGCTATCTCCGCCGGCCGATGCGCCAAGTTGCAAAACTACAAAGCCAAGTTGGTCATTGGCGGTGAACGACGGCAGTTTGCCCACACAAGTTGTTTGGAACAGACCGCATGACGTTCCACTGTACGAGGCTGTACCAATAGGTACACCCGCCGAGGCCGCCGTGCGAATGGAACTACCCGTGCCAAGGAAGCCCAAGCCAACGATCATGCTGACCTTCGAGCCAGTCGTGGCGGGAGTTTGCCCGGTCGTCCAGTCCACGTAGGCGATGATACTACCCGATGTGTCAGCATCGGTCGGCTTGGTGATCGTAGCCATTGCACTGAGAGGCGAGGCCGGCGATCCGCCAACACCCATGTTGAGTGCGGTAATAGCAGGTGAGCCAACCGTTCCACCAAAGACTGAGCCGGTGATGTTAAACAGCACACACGAGGCGAAGAGCGATCCCGCCCCACATGCGCCACTCGCGCCCACACCCGCACCTGAGGCCGGGCCAAGCGGCACATCAAAGTTCGCCGCCGGTATCCAGATGTCACGAAGCACACGCGCCTTCTTCGCAATGCGCTGATAGCCGCTGGCGTTGAAGGTCGTGCCGTTATCGCTTGCGCCTAGGAGGGCTGAGGCGTCAACTTGGGTCAGCGTTCCGTCACTGGCAAGTTGAGTGTAGTTCGTAGCGTTTCCAGAGCGAAGTCCGCCTATGAACCGCCACAGAAGTCGTTGTCTTTCAGCAGGCATGTCTCACTTTTCCTTTCTACACAGTTGGCACATGCCGCACTCCGTTGAGGGAGGACTGTCCAACTGCACACTTGCACTTGTGCTTATGATACTTTGTGTGCCGAAAGTATCATAGAGAGATACCCTATGCACACAAAATATCATTACGTTTGATCAGGCGGCACTGACGATTTTGTACCCCGCATCAACCGCCGTGAGCACCGTTGCCCACGACTGCAAGCACTCAACCAAGTCAGAGTGCTCCGGCTCAAGGCGATAGCGGTTAGCCATTCGTGACTTCCAGTTGAAGATGTATCCCGCACTTGGCGTCAGGAGAGATGGTGTGCTAGTAACAAAAGCCACCAGCATGTGGTTGCCCCAGACGTAACCGAGAGACGATGTTCCGCCTTCTGCACCAGTATCCTTGATTGCGTTACCCACGACGATCTTCTCAAGTTCAAAGATGGCCGCGATAGCCGAGTAGGTAAGAATAGCCGGCGAGCCAGGGGTGGCTGCACCCTTGATGCGATCCATCAAGTCAGGGTGCTTAGTGACGTGTCGCCAGAGACCACGTCCGATCACACCCACCGAGGGAACACGACCGATGGCCTTAGCAATGGTATCCACCGCGAGATTGACATCGCCAACTGGATCGCTGGTATCGTTTGACCAGAGCGTTCCTGGTGTTGCACTGGACGACCAGGATGTGCCAAAGGCTTTGGCCGCCACGTCAATTTCCTGCCGAAGCAGAAGTTTATCAGTGACGAACTCAGTTGCTTCTTGCAACGGTCGCAGAGGCGTATCAGCGTTGTCCACCACTTCGTCAGGCACAACCTTCGCATCGGCATACTCAAAGCACGAGTAGGTCGAAGTGGAAATGGTGTAGTCCACCAGTTGGGCGCGAGTACCCGGCGCACGGACTGCCGCTTCATCCCTGAACCAGTCAGACTTAGTGTAGATGAAATACTTGTCGGAGTTCTTCTGCACCTTAACAGCCGGGAAGATTTGCTCCGCGATGTAGTTACCATTGCGGTAGGCAATGCTGATGTTCGTCAGCGGCCCATCGATATGGACTTGTGAACGAGTCGGAGTAGGCATTATTTATTGTCCTTTCTTATGACGCACTCATCTGACCGCACGCGCCTTCAATCTTCGGGAAGATTTGAACTTGTGCGATAACCGAGCCGCCCCCTGCCGCAACCGTTCCGCTGTCCATGTAGCGAGCGAAGACTGGCGAGCCGCCGTGTGAGTAACCAGACACAGCTGCCGTTGCTTCAGTCAGGAGAGGCTCACCCACACCGTCCGAGGCACAGATCAGCCAGCGACCAAATGCTAGACCACAAGCGTTGGCACGACACTTCATCTTGGTAAAGCCGAGGACACGCACTTCGGCTTCTTGGCTGGAGCAGGGATTGTTCTGCAACACACCAATCGGCCAGGGGTTGCCCGATGGCCCAACGGCAAGGATCACTTCACCCGCAGCCGAACCAGGCGCAACCGCTTGCCACAGACCGCAAGAAGAGAAGTCCTCTCCCGCGACAAATGGCGCATCTGCAATTCCGAGATCACGATAGTTAGCCATTTTTCATCACTCCTTACTGGCTCAGGTTGGCATAGGCTTCGGCCAAGTCGGGTCGTTGCTTACCGGCCTCGACAAGAGCCTCGCCATATTTCTGCATGTTGCCAGAGAACTTCTCGGTCACGATCTTAGTGGCGAGAGTTTCAATGGTTTCGTCGGTGTTAGCCGCATTGTCACGCGAGAGTTGCGTGAAAACCGCTGACTGCGCGAGAACAGTGTTGAGTGCATCGAACTTGTCCATGAACCACTTGGCGAGTTCAGCATTCTGCTCACCAAGCGCATAGAACTTGTCGGCGTACTCATCAGGCTTGACGGGAAGCGCGATGGCGAACTTCTCCGCACGCACTTTCAAGCCTTCAATGGCACGCGCCTTGCGTTCGACGGTAAACTGCTCCGCGAGAGTATCGGCACGCGCCTTCTCTGTCTCAAGTCTGGCCGCAAACCCGTCCGCCTGCACTTTGAGTGCGTCGAATTGTTCGGCTTTCTGCTTGAGAGCGTTGAATTCCTCAACGTTGATAATAGGGTCGCTCATGTTGTCATCACCTTTCTTTGTCCAGTCTTCGGGAAGCATGTCCGTTTTTCCAAGTGTTTTGGCACGCTTCATAATGTGTGCTTTGATAGTGGCGTGCGGTGCGCTACCACGTCCGATGGCATGAATGGCGTTTTGTAGATCAGCGGCATCGGCAATGGGATACGCACCATCGGGCATTGCCGCTCCGCTTTTCGCCATTGCACTGCGCTGTTCGGTGTTGTAGTCTTTGAAAGTGTCTGGCGTATTATCAGTAACCATACCCTCCAAGCTTTTGTCTTGATACCCACAGTCGGGACACTTGCCACCCTGTTTCATTTGCGCTTCGCACTTCGGACATTTCATCATGGCATCGGCAAACAAGGCACGGAACATATTGAAAAGCGTGGTCAGTTTGTTGTCTTCCACCATTGCATCACCACCCTTCATCAAGTTCGCGTCCGAACTAAAGATGGAAGTTTGGTTGCCAAAGAACGGGCGGTTTGTTAAGGCAATGTGATCTAGCACGTTGTCATGCTCAGTCCCCTGCTCATCGGTGTAGACTGTGCCACCCGACAATTTCCAAAGCACACCAGGACTGATATACTGGTATTTGCCATCGTTGATGAGACCTGTTCCCTCGTCTGTCAGTTCTGGCACAGCATAAAGACCGTCACTCTGCAACTCCAACTTGGCAATGTTGCCAAGTTTGGGAGGATCGGGCTGTGCCTCAGTTGGATGACCAGCATAGATCGGTATCTTCCAGCGGGGTCGTTGCGCCTCATAGTTTGCCTTCATCTGCGCCAGGCGTTCAGGAGTGAGATCGATAGTATGATCACCACGCTTGAACATACCAACTGGAAAGATACGAAACGGTTTGCCAGCAGTGTAGGCAAACGGATCAACCCACACAACTTCAGAAGACATGGCCTCGTTAGCATACAACGCTTGCATGTGCTTTACAGCCTCATCTCGCGTTGGGTGACAACCCATGCTCTTGCCATCAGCAGACTTGACCACACAATGCTTATCACCTTGTTGAACGATCTTGTATGGCACTTCAAACTCCTACGTCACGCTTGGCTTTTTCCCATACTTGCTTACCCTTGGGAGAGAGTTGTGATTCAAACCGCTTACCGCTGTCGATATGATGAAAGCCAGTTGTGGCATAAACCACACTTGGCGGGTTGGTAAACAAGCGGTGGGTATCGCTCGAACCACACACCGAACATTTTGATCGGATCACCGATGAATAGGGTAGGGTTTTCTCGAACGTCCCACCGCAGGTTGTACATTTGAAGTCGAATCTTGGCAAAGTTACCTCGGCAAACAAAAAGCGTCCCGCCTCAACCCGACGAGGACGGGACACAAGATGTGCATACACTACTAGAGTATAGTCTACCACCAAATTGACATAATGCAAGAGGGAGGGGAAAAGTCAGTGCGTCACTAAGTTCTCACCAGTTTCTAATGTACAACGGCCCAAGTTGAGTATAATAGGTGTTACCCCCCAACACCCCCTCAAGTGAGGGAGTCAAGACGGCCCTCCAAGTGGGGGTCGTTTTGCTATCTTCGCGTGTTGGGTGGAGGGATGGGAGAGGGAAACTGGCACTTGACAAATAGTGGCTTTTGGAATAGTATATATCGGGAGATAATTCCATGTCAGAGAAAAACTTTATTGTGTTTGCTGGTTCGACCTATTATCCCCTTCCTGGATGGGAGAACTTTCTGGGAAGGTACGGGACATTAAAAGAGGCTTGCAATGCTGGAAGGAATGAGGATCGAGACTGGTGGCAAGTCGTTGATTTGTCAATAAATAAGATCGTTGAGGGTGGCGGGGGTAAAGCATATACTGTCGGAGAGTATGATATATGGAAAGGGGAAAAAAGTGCTTGAAATCATACGAGTCTTTCTCGGTCTGAGACCTCCGAGAGTTCCCGCACCATACAATCTCTATCAATTCTGTCCCAAATGCGACGGCTTTCTGTATACCCGAAAGATGTGTCGCTGTGTTTTATACGGAAGAACAGAACACTTACATAGGTATTCTCTATGTGGTGGGTTTGAGATAGTCACCTATTGCAAAGACAGAGTAGAGGAACAGGAGAGGGTGGAAATTGGCACTTGACAAGCCACTGCTTATGTGATAGTATTCTGGCCAAGGAGAACAGAAGATGAAACAAATTACAAATCCTCGTCATGCTGTTGGCAAGACAATTGCGGTGATTGCATGGGGCGATCATGGAGAGGTACTCATCAAATTCACCGATGATACATTTGTGTTTCTTGAGGCGTATGATGATGAGGACACTGGCCTTCCATTTATCTCTATGACCACGCCGTTGCAGCCTGTTGAGTTTGGCTTCTCGCTTGTGCGCGAGAGGATCATCACCCAGGCGGAGATGGACAAAGCACGGGATGTCAAAGATGCCGGGGATCGGGAGGAGCGTCGTCGCCAGTTTGAATATCTCAAGCGAGAGTTCGAGGGCAAATGACAACTTACAAACCGTCCAACATCGACGAATTTTTCTCAGTTGTAGAGAAGGAACTTGCTTATTCAGAGAGTCTTAAGACTCGCTGGTCGTTGGGAGAATCTTTGGACGGGTATTCCCTGACAAGTGGAGATACTTGGGATCGCACTTACATAAGGAGAAGTTTGCCATACGACAGGCCGAACTAAACAAGATACGCACGGCTAACATTCTCAGAGATGCGGAGAGGTTAAGAGATGAGGTTGCGCGTCTTTCTACTTAAACACATTTTGACCATTGAAATTAGCAAAGATGATTCTCCTCTCCTTTGGATAGGGAGGAGAGCGCAGGAATTCCAATCAAGGGTATATAAACTCGCATTGTCTGAGGCTCGTGCGGGTTTTTTGAAAATTTCCCTAATCAAGGCAGTCCGAAAAGTCACCGTTGAACTAGGGTATCCCATGCCATCCCTTGCCGCTGCAAGGAGATACGTTGAGGGGATATGGAATCACCCTATCGTATTGCTTGAGACTAAATCTCCGTAGCCAGCACCGCGCTACCCGCCTTTGACGCGATCCACATATCCACGCCTAAGCGCAGATATGTACCCGTGCCAAAACTGCGTCTCTCGAAGAAGGCGAACTCCTTGCCCGCAAGTGTCAGCCCGATCTCTTCCCCGGCTGGCACTTTTCGTATCTTCACATTGGACGCGCCAATGCGACACTTGCCAATGGTTGTAGGCGAAGGCGGTGGAGGAGGGGGAAACTTGATCTTATCCGTGACGGGGTTGTTTACAAAGAATGTGGCCTCAACCTTGTAACCGGACGCGGCGAGGTTGACCATCTGTTGACCGATGGTTGAGATAACACCATCATTATCGGTGATGTTGAAAATTAGCACGTTGTCGGCCATATTCTATGCCCTCGCTGGCTTCTTCACCTCAGGCTTCGCTGGCTCTTGAGGCTTCTCCGCTGTTGGATTCTGGTTACGTTGGTTGACAGCATCAGCGGGTATGGCTTTCTCCCCTCGCGCCACTCTTTGCCCACCGCTACCGGTTACCTCGTTCATTACACGTCTCTCTGATGCCTCATCCTTTGACGGGAAACCGGCAATACGGCGCACCGATTCTTCCAGTTTGTCATCAGGTGTGATCACCTGTGCGCCGACCGTTTTGTTGATGTAGTCACCCACAACTTTCAAGTCTGGTGTTGAGATGTCGGAGTGATCAACAATGGGGTGATCCTCTACACCAAACTCAGGGTTGAGCATGAACAGAGGATCAACGAGGAAGCGGTTGATCGTATCCTTGATCGAGTCGGCCCATGCCGCAACCGCTAGTTGAAAAAAGTCGGTTGTGACGGTCGCCAATGCTTGCGATCCTTGTTGATCCATCCCCAAGTGTATGAATTGCGCTAGGCCAACCATCGCCATACGCTTTTCGTGTCGTTGGATAATAGCACCGAAGTCTACCGCGCTTCTCATTGGCGGTGCAGTAAACTCGAACAGCACGCCGTTATCGTTCTGTGAGTTGCCCGTACCCATCTTCTTGTGAGGGATGACGAGGCTCATTTGCTCGTCAATGCGAATGTTGCGGCCCATGCGACGGTATTCTTGTATCTCCGCGTCTGAAGTGTTTCCCTTGCTTACATCATCGCCTAAGTAGAATGTGGGGAAACCAGCGCCCATGCGCTCGGTGGCGATGGCCTCAATTTCCTCTAGGTTTTTGGCATAATACCACGACGAATACATTGCGCGAAGTACTGACCTTCCCTCGGGGTTGTCACGCTCCGTTGTCGTGCGAAAGAGTATCATCTTCTCAATAGGTATGGGGATAACCGACTGCGAGATAAACGTGCCGCCGATGGGAGGCCGCTGGTTGAGTCCTCTGAGTGATCCGTCCTTCTCATCAAATATCCACGCATTGCCCTGCGCGAGTGTATCCTGGCCGATGAAGGCAAACTTCTTCCACCCGATACGCCCATCGGAATAGCGCGAGCGAGGCGTGCGAGGCCCCGGTCGTAGTCCCGGCCCTCGGCGTATCTTGTACACTGACTCAAATGGTGCGAAGCCGTATTGCAACATGCTCATACCCTGATCAATGAAGTCCGACCACGAGAGAGACATATCGTGCATACATTGATCGAGGAAGTCTTTTGCTTCCGTGCTTTGTTTGTCGTTCTCGGAAACGGCAAACCACTTGACACGGCGCAAGGTCATCTTCATAGCCGAGAGCGTTGCCGCAACGATAGGGTTATTTCCCATCTCCTTATACAGTTGAACAGCGCGATAGCCGTTCAACTCGCGCAAGTAGTCTTCGGCTACATCCCCACCGTGTCGAATAAGCGCGGAGACCGAGCGTTGTGTGAACAAGTCGCCTATTGGTTTGATGATAGGCGCGCCGGGAATGCCATCAGCCATTATATCCGCGCTGCGCTTGCGGTTGCGCCTTTGTTTGTCGAGTCGGTAAACGTAACTTGGCGTTACGCTAAAGTCCTGTGCGATGATAGGGGGATCGCCCCCTTTGTCTAGTGCTTCGAGTATGGCCGGTTGGCGGTTGTTCTTACGCATTGGTTATCTCCCGCATAACTTCCAGATGAGTTCTAGTTCCCGTCGTATGCGGGAGGCAAATGACTCACCTCGTTGTTTCTTCCGTTGTTCTCGTTCTTGACAAGTCAAACAAATATGCTCAATGCTAGACCGCCAAGTAGTATACGGGTTATGGCAACTTTCGCACTCGCGCCACTCGACGAACCCGTATTGGGAGTGAGCAAGGTGTTGCTCTAACAGCCAGTGCATTAGTACCTTCCGCCTCTCTGCCAGCGACTTTCGCGGTGTGTGCTGAGGTTCGACCATAGGCGTCCTCCATCCCAACGGCTTCTATTAGCCTCCGCCAGCAAAGGTAATATGCTTGCGTCCACACGGTTTCGCATATTGAAGATCGCGCTTACGATGACACGTTCTGCGTCCATCATGTGATACGAATGCTTGTCCTCAATATCCTCAATCGGGTTGTTGTGTTCGTCTAATTTGCGTGCGTATGAGCCTTTTTCGTCAAGGTACTTCTTGAGTGTGTTGAACACGAATATCTTATTCTGCTTGTGATAGGCGTAGACACGCGCAATGCCTACTTCTACATCATTGATCGGCGGCGCGCTCATGGGTATGCCCGCCTCTTGAAATTCCTGTCGCCATTGCTCCTCCGGCCTCGCACCGCCTACCCACAATAGAGGCCGGTTGCCTACGATCTTGCGAAAGTTCTCCGCGTGCTGTTTGATAGACTTGCCCCCCATGAGGTATTCATTGAAGTAGTAAAGATCGCCAGTGGCCGGGTCTTCGGCTATGAACAATGCGGCCATGTGAACACCGCCGAAGTCTACACCAATGTAGAGTGTCCAGTCACCGGGAATTTCACGAGGTGGAATAACACAGGCTTCCTCGTCAAAGGCATCGTAGATCATGCCCGCCGGTCGTGCGTAC